TAATAATAAGGTTTCCCAATTAAACTCCCTCGTTCTTGGCGAACAAAATAGCGATCAGTTAATAGGCATTATTGAGACTATTCACGATGAAATAGAAAAATCTAAATCAACAAATAAAATTGAATTTTTTGTTAATGCTTATAAAAATTTATTGCTAAATTCGACAAAACCCTCTTTAGATATGGATGAGCTCTTTGTAAATATTCTTGCAGAATTAACTTCGCTTGAACTTAGTATATTAGTCCTTTTATTTCGAAATAATAACACTGTTGGAGTACCAGTAATGGACGGTGTTGATCAAATATTAGTAACAGGATCTTTAAGTAGATTAAGTGATTTAGGCTTAGTTAATAAACATTTGCAATCCATAATGATTGGTGGTGGTGGAGCACAAAATTATAAATATTCCATCTCTGAAGTCGGCATCAATTTCTCTTATTATATTTTGACATAATTAATAACAATATTAGTAGAGTTATCCAAACATACCAATAATCAAGGAACAATTTTAATTCTGGAAGATCTAGAATTCGTTCAAAAAAAGTTTTCACCATAACATCTCCTTATGTGTAAGCCCGCCTTAGCGGGCTATTTTTAATTATCGCAATTTCTTCACGTAAGCTTCGTTAGCAGTAAAATACCCACCAGATTCTAAAAGAAGCCGTGTAATGTTGCCATGCTTCACAACCTCTTTCACCAGAAGTTTGCTACCTTTCGGATAATAGTTACCACGCATGGTTTT